TCTTTTTCGTCTGCAAACGGTTGGCGATTTGTTTCAATAAATTGGCTGGAATTCCTGCCTTTATTTTTATCTCTTTCTCGTTGCTATATTTTTGAACATCCGATTTCGTTTTTTTTACTTCGCCTTTTTCATTCTTTTCGTGAATGACAATCCTCACATTTTTGTCAACAATTCGTTGTTTAAAATCATCTTCCTTTACTGTATTCCAACCCAAACGAAATTTTACCGTCTTGCCTTTTTTACCAAATTGAGTCCCAACATATAACTCGTTGAAATTGAAATAAACGGCTAAATGACATTCTTTTTGCAGCCACTCCAAAACCTGAATTCCCGTAGCATTTTTAAAGCGAACATTTGTTAAAGGAATATTTGGCATTTCAGGCGACAACACTATTTCGGTTCCGGCGCATACATCGGTCAATAATTGTTTGACCGTGACACTTTGATAGCTTTTATTAAAAATGATGTCATACAGTAAGTAACTGTACCCCTCGCATTCCACCTTTACCGGAATCCCCATATTTACCCGTTTGATAAATCCTTGAAACCGTTTTGAATTAGTGCCATCATAGCCCAACAGCACATTTATTTTGTCGTTTTCCTTAAACACATATTCCTTCCTTTCGTTGGGTTGTTGTTTGTCTTCAGTAGCGGTTTTAACCGTTTTCAAATAACTTATCCTGGGCAACTCAATGGTACACGTATCAGTAAAACTATTAATGTCTGTTTTCCACGTAACCTTTGATGGCTTTACTTTGGCATAGTTTCCTATAGTAATATCGCTGGTTAGGTAAAACATTTATGGTATAATTAAATCTTGTATATAATCAGTTTCTAATGTCATTGTAAATGGTCGAATCCAAGGAGCTTTACCTTGTACTTCCGGAAAGTCTAAATTACCAATGGCAACCCTGCAACTTTCGTCCAGGAATATCTCTGGGTAACCGCCGTGCAATTCAATTGGCTCAGTTGTTTCAAACCAATCCTTTAAATATTGTATTTGGTCTTCAGGAAACAATCTGTTTTTTCCAATCAAAAACCCTTTAATATTAAACTTATAATCATCAATACTGAAGCACTCTTTTACCCTTCCTTTTCGCTCGCTTACTTGGGTTCTAATGATTTCCTTGACCAAATTAACGCCAACCGTACAAGCTTCAATTTCAATTATCTTTCTGCCTGATTTCCATAATTCAATAGGAAACCAAATATCCTGACCATAGATTCCTTTTTTATTTAAAGCGATATTTTTAAGCGAATAATCAATACTTCCTTTTGGTCTCGGATTTTCTATTGCTACAGAATAACCCGGCTCTTGTGACAGTGGCTTGTTTTCGTCTTTTGTAACAAAATAAGGCGAAGTTCCAAACGTTGTTTTATAAAGTGCCTGTAAATCGAAAAGATTGTTAGTACTCATAATTACACCATTTTAGAACCATTATACACCACTCTGGCAAAACACTCCATTACCACTCGCTCTATTTCATTAGCAGATTCGCCCGCGTTCAAAGTTGTAAATTGTAAGTTGTCAAAGAACTTCCCAACGGTTATATTAACCACTTTTGGACCAGCACCAGCAACCGTATCTCCCGCCGCTTTTCCTGAAGTTTCGTTTGTAGCCGCTAATGATCTGGCAGCACCTAGAGGGGAATTTTTAGGATCGTCTTCTGGTTTCGATTTTTTAGGAGTTATTAATGTATGGGTAACTTTAGCCTCAAGTCCACGTCCTGTAATATGCCTATAAACCCAGTCCATAGCTTCTAAAATGGGCTTCAAGACATTTTCCCAAAGCCAAACCACTTTATCAACCAACCACATTATTATCTTACCCGCAAATTGCATTTGTAGTCCAATAATCGAAAACATATCTTTTAATATTTGGCTATTTTTAACAAAATCCATTATAGAGCTGACTAATTTCCAAAGTTGCATACCAACGTTTTTAACCACATTCCAAACAATATTAAAATGATTAATCAACAGATCTATCCAACCGCTCCACTCACTTGTACCGTGAACCATTTCCATTATATAATCAACGCCAACTCCAATAGTATTAGAAAAAGCATCTATATAGGGTTGTGCTTGCGCTAAACCAGAGCTAATGCCATTAGCAAACTTGATTCCTAAGTCTAATAATTTTATAATTACCGGAGAAAAAGCGTCACCCATATCACTAGCTGCTGTACTAAAATAATCTTTCACCGTCGACCATTTACCCGCTTTAGTTTGCCCTTGTGCAGCCAAGGCACCTTCATACATTCCTCCTTTAGCATTTGCAACCTCAAAAGCTTTGGCAATCATTTCATAGGTTATTTTTCCATCAGCATTCTGACCAGAGCGTTTTAATAGCTCGGGTAGGTTCATTCCAGCAAAGCCAAATTGTCGAATATCCATTGCAGTGGCAACACCGTTGTTTTTTATTTGTTGAAGATTCAAAGCCATTCGAGACATCACGTCCGGCATATTTTTACCGTCGGAGGTTGCCGAAACGGCATTACCCAAATTCATAACATCCTTTCTTGCTCTAGCAGCATCAATATTAGCAGAAATCAAAGCACGGTTAGCTCCTAATAATGTGGCCGTATCAAAAGGAGTAATATTAGCGTCTTGGCGAATGTTTTTATAAGCATTCATCGCTCCTTGCTTACCTAGGAATGTTGTCAAGCCGACAATAGCTTGCTCTTTTTCCATACTTTTGTCAATCATTGCTCCAACAGTATCCTTAACGGCTGTAACTGCCATAGAAATTCCTTGCTGCACATAATTACCCATCATAGATCCCACAGCAACTCCACCAATTCCAAGACCGCTAGAACTAGAACCCATTGCGCTATTAGTATTACCAATATACCTAGAAGATTGACTTTGTAAAGCAGCTAAATCACGACGAGCTGCCGAAATTTGACTAGGAATTGTACTAGTTTTAATTGTGTTTTCTACGGCGTTTATTTGCTTTTGAAGCTCGTTAAAACTCATCCCTAAAACTTTGTTTCGACCAGTTACCTGATCTGCCGATTTACTCATTCTACTAAATGCAGATTGTGAGCTCGAACTAACTTTCGTTATGTTCGAGCTCATCATATCTTTCATTCTTAAAACAAATTCAATCGTGTTATTCATCTTAGTGGATTTATTCCCCTTTAGGGGTTAGGGGTTTTCTTTTTTGGCGAGTTCAAGAGCAATTCCAGTACGATAAAAAAAAAGTTCTTCACCCCATTCTTTCAAGGCATTTGCCCCAAACTTCATAGAACCAAAAACAATTAAGTAATCAATACCCGCTTTTTTATTTTGGCAGTCTTTGATTCCCAGGCTACTAAGCGCGAAAGTATTCTGCTTTTTTCCCCTCCAGGATGTTGTTTATTTGAAGAAAAACCGAAATGAATTTTTCCTCATCATCAATAAGGGCGATGTCGCCATCCAACCAAAGCTGTTCCATTACCATAGCCACGGCTTTACTCAAGCCATTAGTTCCAATAGCGGTCATATAGTCGCCTAAATCGTCAGCTGTTGGAGGTCGTAATACCGCTAAATCATCATCGTGCTTCAGGTAGATTAATTTACGGTCACCGTTTGCGGCTTTCCATTCATCCAGTTTAGCTTGACCAAATTTTTCAATAAATGGCGTGATGTCATTTTCTTGAAGTTTTTCAACTTCTTTAGCCTTACGGTTAGCGAATGCGGCTTTTAGATTGCCGGCAGGTTGTTCATTTTTTTTCATCTTGTTTGTTTTTTAATTATTTTATTTACTCCTTATTCCCTCCCTGAAAGGGAGGGTTGGGGATGGGATTACGGTAATTGTACATTCATTGCCAAATAAGGCAACGAGATTTCTCTCATTTTGGCATTTTGCTCCAAATCGACACCCGCTTCGCTAAAAGCTACACCAGAAGCGATATACGTTTTGATAGGATCAGTCATTCTTTTTTTGAAAGCACACGTGATTACGATAGCTTCGTGAGGAACGTCAGTAATATCATCATAGCCGGCAGTTCGTGCCGCTTTGTTCATCAAGTCGGCTTCAAAGCCTAAAACCTTGATACTTCCAGAACCTTTTTTGTTCCCGGACTGAATATCGATAGGGTCGTCACCGGCTCCGTAAATGTGTTCTTTTTCAACTTCTTTCTTGAAGCCAAAACCACGAAGGCCTTTAATGGTTCTTCCTAGTATTTTAATCTCAAAGCGTGACCAAGCACACTCATCGGATGTTATGTTTACATTTTGTGCCATTTTCTATAAATTAGCGGTTAATCCTATCGTTACTTTTATCCAGGTTAAATAACCTAGAGGCAACACTTTTACTTCAATTCCTCCGGTACTCGTATTGATAATATTCGCATCCGTAGGAACGTTCACGTCAACATCACTTACTTGACCCGCCAATTGTGATTTCAATTGTTGTTTCACAATATTCTCCAAGTGTTTGGCATCGGCATCGTTGATGGTACCGTCAGCATTCACACGTACTGTTGTTTCCAATAGAGGTGCAGCAGTTGCAGCGGCAACACGTTGTGCTTTATCAATTATTCGACCGTGAACCAAGATGTTGAAGTCATCAGCTGTAGCCATATTGTCTCTGCCAAAATAATATCCGGCAGCACCATCACGACGGTGCATTATGATGTAACCAGCATTAGCAAAAGCATCCAACTCTTCAGGAAAATAATCTTCAATAGCTTTGTTCCCAATGTATGCCTGTGGAATTGTCAAAGCTCCGTTTTGTCCATTACCCAATTTAATGTGTGATGGATATTTTACAGCTCTGGCCAATGCCAAGGCAACAGCTCCAGAACCATCGTTCAAATTACTTCCAAGTACAACACCGGCAAAACCGTTGGCAACTGTATTTGGCGCAAACAAAGCGTGGGTTAAATCGTTGGTTCTACCTTCAATCAACATACGTACTGGTTTGTTGATAGATTGCTGATATTGGCCCAATGTTTTAGACGCCAATAAAGCGTCTTCGACATCTTTATCCAAAAAGTGGGCGGCTTCCATTACATAAGCTACTCCAGGTTTACGAATTAATCCAACCACTGTAATGGCTCCTTGAGCCGAAAGCAATAGTTTTTTCAATCCGTTAACATTAGTTGAAGTTGCCATTTGTGTTAAAGTCATCGTATCTTCTACACCAAGAATAGTCAAGGCTTGATTGCCTCCTAATTCTTTATAAAATAATTCGATTGCTTTATTCAAAAAAGGTTCACCAACAACAGTATAACCTTTAGCAACAGCATCGTCATAATTATAAACCGTTACAATCTCTCCGATTTTACCAACCGAAGTTCCTACGATTCCCGCAACACCATCAATTACTTGAACTTGACGTTGCAAGTTGCCAGACGTTACTTCTACGTTAACCTTTGGCGTTCCAGTTCCTTGTAGCATTAGTCTTTGATTTCGGTGTTAATAACTGCTTTATAGGCTTCGAATGCGGCAACCAAATCAACTTGTTTCTGACTAGCAGACTCAAGCTTCAAAGCTTTTACCAAATCTTTAAGTTCTGCATAAGTAGCCTTTTCAGAGTCGAATGCGTTCAACTCTTCTAAAGTGAAAACTTTAGTTTCCTCTTTAGGTTTTTGTTCTTTGGATTCTCTAGTATAAGATTCTACCTTATTGTCCTTTAATCCGTTTGCAAAACTGTCTGCTGATCCTTTGGTATGAAAAACACGACCATCGGAAGTGATGTGACATTCATTGCTTGTGTGTCTTGCGAAATAATCCGCTGCTAATTCTTTTGACATATTAATTGGTATTTAATTAGTGTTTAAACGTATTTGAAGTACTTCAGAACTCCCAGTGCTGTAAAAATTAGAATCAGCCCTAAAAATATTCGTCCCAGGATAATTTCAGTTTTTTGCCACCAACTCAATGGTTTTTCAACTGCGTATGGAATTCTTTTAATATCGCTTTGGTGTTCTTTAGTATAGGTATCTTTCCATTGGGCAAACAGTTTTTGCGCCTCGGCCTTGCAGTTTATTGTAAGTATATTGTCTTTTAAATTGACCTTTGGCGGTTGCAGGAACTTGCCGGGTTTTACAATAGGCTTGGTGTCCGATTTCAACACGACTTTCCCGTTGACACATTCGAGATAGGCCTTGTAATAGCTGCTATCTTTTTTGGTCTCAAAAACGGTGTCTCGAACGACTTCTTTAATTGTAATTATCTTGGTGGTTTCGGTTGTTGCTGGCGGAACAACACTAGTACTTTTGCAAGAACTGAGTGTTGTAGCCAACAAAACAAACAAAAACAAAAAAGACAAGAAATGTGTGATTTTAAATTGTTTCATTTTATTGGTGTTAAATAGATTTTACTTTCTTTTTTTCGGCGATTTGTTAATCCCGTGCTAATCATTCCGTTTGCCTTATTCCATTTTAGGAACTCATTGGCAATAGTTTTGTCGTTTGGGTTAGCATTTACTTTTTTAAGCAAAGTGCTGTCCCCTAATCCTTCAGGAATATCATCGGCATCAATGTCAGTTCCCAAGTTATAGGCAAAATCAACCAGGGTATTAAATTGGTTTTGATTTACATTAGATTTAATGAGACCAGAAACATCTTTAGCAAATAAATCAGCGGTTGTGCGAAACATTTGTTCAGCAAATTCTTTTGTTATTGGTGCGTCTTTTAGAGTTACTTTTTTGCCGTTTGGATAAACGGTATTACCATAACCAATGGTTGGAACTCCAGCACTACACAAATAAGGTTTTAGACTTAATCCTTCAAATTCTTGGATTAACTTATATCCCGCTTGATCTAACTTCATTATGCTTTTCCGTTAAGTTGCTTGAATTTTTGTAATTCCTCAACTAAATGCTGATTGACACCCATTAATTCACGGTGTTGTATTTCTAGCGACTTAATAGTTTCAGTTGCAGCGGTTAATCGGGTTGCCATATCATCGAGCAAATCACGATAATATTTAACAGCCGTTACAGCGTTGTCTAATTCAGCAGCTCTGTCTTCAGCTAGGTTTTTTCGCTTAGAAAAAAGCCATGTTATCAATGCTGAGAAAAAGGCGGCTAATGTTGGATATACAAATTGTTCCATAATAATGTTTAAAAAAAAGGCTGCCATCACTAAAGAGACAGCCTTTTATATATAATTCAACTTTTGGTTTATGCAGTTGCAGCTTGAACTACAAGCCCAACACCTTTCCAGTCCTCACGACGGCAACGACCACCCATTTTTACTAATCCTGAATGAATATCACCATAGTACAATGGGTTATCGAAATCTTGGAAAAGTTTAGTGTCTCCGAGTGCTTTGGTCACACTGTCTTTTTGCCAAAAGAAGCTAGCCAAGTTATCAGTGGCAGCCAATGCCTCCCCAGGTAATCTAAACACACCCGCAGAAGTCAAAGCCAAAACGGAGCTTCTTTCAAGAAAAGTAAATCCTGCAAACTTCCCGACAACACCGTTAGCTAAATCAGCAGTTGCTTGAAAAGCCGCCATTTGATTAGCAGACAATGAGTCCAGAAATTCTTGCTCCATATAGCTTTCTAACATCGCATAACGATTTTGTTTCGCCACTTTATCCTTATTAAACTTCGCTTGCATTTTTTGAGCTTCTTTATAAGTCATTGCTTTACGAGTTCCGGTTTGACCATCTTCAGCATTTACAGCTGTTGCCGCTCCACTAGTAGGAATTTGTCGTCCAGCTGGCAAAAACTCAACTGTAGTACCACCACCAACGGCTGGTTTCAAACCTCTAATCCAGTTGTATGTCAACTCGTCTCCGATGCTTTCGGCTAAAGTATCGGTATGATCGGCCAATAAGCTATCTTGTTTTTCGTAACTGATTTCCAATTTTTCAGAAGTCAACAACGCTGTTGGATCTGTTGTGAAGACGTCAAGAACATACGCGATTGCTGTATCTCCACGTTGTACTGCTGTTGCAGCTCCAAAGGCTCTGTTTTTTACAACACTCGGACTTGCTCCAGCTTGTGGAATATAAACAACCGAACCACCTGCAATGTGCTTGCTTTCATCGTAACAAAGTGCGATGTGCGGATTTGTTTTACGTAGTTTTTCTACGATGTAGGAGTTCCAAAACTCCTGTGGTATTTTAGGATTTGCCATAATTTTTTAAATATTAAGGTTAGGGTATTTCTCTTTTCTCAAAGTTTCGTACAAGTCAGGAAAATTGGTTCTCACGCCTTCCAATTCATTGGAAGCATACAAATCATCCCATTTTTTGCCAGCGAATGAAGCCGCATCTTTAGACTTATCGCCCAACTGATCGGTAACTAATGTTTGTGCTGGCATAGCATCAATCAAGTTTTTCAATCCTGCTGGATTTCCTGCAAAACTTTCCGCCAAGTTTTTTGACACTTCTTTTGTCAATTTTTTGTCGGTTTCGCCTTTAGCCAATAAGTCTTGAACTTCTTTAGCTACTCCAGCTGTTTTCAAGTCGGCCAACTCTTTTTCTTTTTCAGTCAAAGCAGTTGTTTTGTCAGCCAAATCTTTTTCGAGTCCGGGAACTTTGTTAGCGTTGTCAATCAAGTCCTGAAATGCTTTGTTGGCATCTTCTTCAGAGGACTTGTCACTTAAATTTAAAGCCGTCAACATCACGGCTGTTAAAAGGATTTTACTCATAGTTTTTTCTTTAGGTTTTACAAAATCAGCGAGATTCAACTCGTTATCGTTAATGTCATAGAGATTGGCCAATGCGTTGTGATTGCCAGGGATGTCAACAAAGGATATTTCACGAGGAAACCACTTGGTTACGGTAGGTCCTGTTTGCCCTTCCATTTTTAGACTGGCATCGTCGGTGGCAGCCAAACAAATTATTTTACCCATCGATGCAGCATTGATAAAACCGTTTTCGACTTGTGCCGCAATATCTTCCCCTTTTGGATGTGATAAATTAATCACGGGTTTGCCATAAAGTTTATCGCCTTCAGTCCTGAAATCTTCCCATTTTACCAATACACCGCCTTCACGTTCGTGCATCATAAAACCAATGGGATTTTTTTTGTACTGAGCCAAATCCAAGCCTTCGGTTAACAAACGATAGCCATACACATTGACGCTATTATCAGTCAAACAAAACTCTTTGTCAATCTTTTTAAACTTGTCGCTCACTTGCTAATTTTTAGGTTATCTCTTAAAGTGAGTACAAACTTGCGAATGTTTGCAAAGCCTTGAAAATAAAGGCGCAAGGCTTGCATAGATATTTTAAAATGGTGGTGGTTTTGGTCAATTTTGTCTCGTTTTAAACGAGATAGTTAATGGGAATTTCCAAAGCACAGGAGCGAGAGTACGCTCGAATTCTATATGTAAGCGAGCGTATTACCTTCAAGGAAATAGCGGAACGCACTGGTACAACCGAAAAAACAATCGGCAAATGGGCTGTAGCTGACAATTGGGACAAACTCCGAAAAAGTTTATTGACCACAAGACAATCGCAACTGGTTCACGCTTACAATCAATTGGAGGCAGTTAATGAAGATATTATGAACCGCCCAATGTTACCAGATGACGAAGGAGTTTTAAAACCTCGAAAAGAGCGTGTTGGAATGCCAACGAATAGCGAAGCCGATATTATGAGTAAAATATCCTCTAACATCAACAAGCTAGAAAGCGAAGTGAATTTGGGTGAATATGTTGAAGTGTCCAGAAAGCTCTTGACGTTCATTCAAGGAATCGATTTAAGCGAAGCAAAAAGATTCAAAAATTACATTGATGAGTTTATCAATGAGAAACTAAAAAATGGCTAAAAAAGTAAGCAATAAGGAGTACTTGGATATATGGCGGGAGTTCTGTGAAAATATGGACAATGCCACACCTATTGACTTATCCGAAAGCCACGGGGCAAAGATTAAAAGAATTGCTCATTTAGAAGCCCATCCCGAAGAGTGGTTTAAATACTACTTTCCAAATTATTATACCAGCGAACCCGCTGAATTTCATATAAAAGCAACCAAGCGTGTATTAGCCAATGCCGAATGGTACGAAGTACGATCGTGGGCGAGAGAACTATCCAAGTCAGGTCGCACCATGTTCGAAGTTCTTTATCTGGCAATGACTGGCAAAAAGAAAAACATTCTTTTAATATCCAACTCAGCTGACAATGCAGAAAGGTTGCTTTTACCTTATAAGGGAATCCTAGAGCGTAATAATAGAATTATTGCAGATTATGGTACCCAAAAGAAAATTGGTTCTTGGGAAGCCAACGAGTTCAAAACTCGTAAAGGTGTTTCCTTTAGAGCCATTGGTGCGGGACAATCCCCTCGTGGAACTCGTAACGATGCCAGCCGTCCCGATGTTATCTTGATTGATGATATTGATACGGACGAATTTTGTAGAAACATCGAGCTCGTAAAAGAGCGCGTGAAATGGATTGAACAGGCTTTAATTCCAACCCGATCTATTTCAAACGGCTTATTGCTTATTGCCTGTGGCAACATCATTTCCAAATACTGCTGTATCACTGAAATGGGCAGGAAAGCCGATAAATGGGAAGTGGTTAATATTCGAGATAAGGAAGGCAAAAGCACTTGGCCACAAAAAAATAGCGAAGTAAATATCGATAGGGTTCTTTCGTCTATCAGTTTTGAAAGTTACCAAAAAGAGTATTTCAACAACCCAATGGATGGTGGCGACACCTTCAAGGATATTCTCTTTGACAAATGCCCTCAGTTACGCCATTGCGATACCGTGGTTATTTATGCAGACCCTGCACCGTCGAACTCCGATAAAACGAATGCAAGTAGCAAGGCAATTGTTATTGTGGCTCAAAAAGGCATCGATTACTATTTGTATAAAGTGTGGGTAGATCAAATGAGCAACTCCCAATTTTGCGAGTATTTATTTGAAGCGCATGACTTGTGCAAAAAGGCAGGTGTTGACCCGATTTACATTTGGATTGAAAACAACTCACTCCAAAATCCTTTTTATGAACAAGTTATTTTGCCACACATTTATAGAATTGGCAACGAAAGAAACACCTTTTTGCCGATACGACCGGACGATAGAAAAAAGCCTGAGAAATATGCCAGGATAGAAGGAACTCTCGAGCCATTAAACCGACTACAACATCTGACTTTTAACGTGATGGAAAAAGATAATCCACACATGGAAAGAATGGTGGCACAGTTTACCAACTTTAGCCGAAAGGCAAAATTAATGGATGGACCCGATGCCGTGGAAGGAGCCGTTAAAATTGCTCAAGACATAGCCATAAGCAAATCAACCGGAAGCATTGAAAGCTTCAAAAGAACCGCTAATAAACACCGATTATAATGAAAGAAACTACAACTACAATCAAAATAGTAAGTTATCAAACGGGAGTTGATGTTTTGGGATTCCCGATATATCAAGAACACACCATTATAAAAGGAGAAACCCAGTCAAAGTTTAATTCAAAACCTAAAGAATGGGTAACGGTTGAGGAAAAAATAATTAAACAACATTAATATGTTAGTACAACCTTCAGAATTAAACACCGAGCTATATCCGGAAGTCCAAGCCGCCATCACTAGAAACAATAACGACGAAGTTGTTTCACAAATAAAAGCAGCTGAAGCTTTCTGTAAATCCTACTTGTTTAAATACGATTTAAAAGCCCTTTTTGGAGACGACACAGCCAACCCGGTTGTAGCTCCAACGGTAATTGATGAAAATCTAAAAAAAACTATCAAGGTCATTGCTTCCTATTGGCTGGTTCGAAAAGCTAATCCAAACGTAAACTTGGAATTGTTTCGTGACGATTGGGAATTAATGATTGGTAACAAAGAAGTTCCGGGATGGCTGTATGACATCAAAGAGGGAAACATAAGCCCTGATTGGCCATACAAAGCTGACAATCCCAACACCACAGACACGGACGAAAGTACTCAAAACGATGGCGTTTTTTGGGGTTCAAATACTAAACGCATGCAAAGATTTTAAATTATGGCAGTTAAAAAATATAAACCCGACACCGCTGAGCCGTTTATCATACATGATCTAACGTTGGTTTCGCCAGACCGTTCCAGTAAAGACATTGGCAAACTCAAAGAAAGTATTATTAGTGCCGAAAGCATTTACTTTCCTAATCGAGTAGCTCTTTATGATTTGTACCATGACGTCCTGTCTATGGATGGTTTTTTGCGTGGAATTATTCAAAAAAGGATTGATGCCGTTTTAAACAAAAAAATCAAATTTATTAAAAAAGGCGGCAAACAAGACGATGATTTAACGGACTTAATCAAAAGCGAAAAAGGTCGTGACATGATTACGTTATTGATGGAATCCAAGCTTTGGGGAACTTCGGGAATGGAGTTTGTTATTGGCGAAGAACTTAATTTTAAAGAAGTTCCTCGCAAACACATCAAGCCTGAAAAAGGAGTGATTACAAAGTCTCAATATGCCGTTTCGGAAGAAAACGGGTTCGCTTATGAAGATATGCCTTTTGTGTGGGTAGTGGGAAAAAAGAACGATTTAGGATTGCTTTTAGCTTGCTCAATGTATGCCATATACAAGCGCGGAGGCTTTGGAGATTTCGCGCAATATGTGGAGATTTTCGGGCAACCTGTCCGCATTATGAAGTATGATGCCTATGATACCAAAACCAAGCAAGAACTTAAAACCTTATTAACTGACAGCGGTTCCTCATTAGCTATGATGATACCCAAACAAGCCGAATTTGAAATGTTGGACGGCAAAACCTCCAATGGCGACGGTAAACTCCAAATCGGTTTAAAAGATGCCTGCAACGAGGAAATGGCTATTGCCATATTGGGTAATACCGAAACTACTTCATCCAGTAAGTCGAGTGGTTATGCCCAATCGAAAGAACACGGCGAACAGCAAGATGAGTTGACAGTTTCGGATTTAATATTTGTAGAAAACTTATTGAATAGCAAAAAGTTTAAAGCGATTTTAAAATCATACGGTTATGATGTTGATGGGAAGTTTGAATTTGAATTAGATCTAAATCTAACCAAGTTAAAGCTCCGTATTGAAATTGATATGGTGGTGTGTACCAAAGTGCCTATTGGAGACGATTATTGGTATGAAACCTATCGAATTCCAAAGCCTGACAATTACGACGAACTAAAGGCAAAAATGGAAGCCGACAAGGTGCAACCGGAGGCAGAACCAACGCCAGCCAATTCCAAAAAAGCACCAGGACAAAATCCAAAAAAAGGACAGCTAACCGAAACCAAAAAGCAAAACCTTATGGATTTACTTTTCAAAGGTTTGGCGGATTTTTTCGACCCCGCCCAACACTAGTTGGGCAATTAAATGATTTGTATGGCAGTCGTTGTGATTGTTGCGGTGGCGAACTGCACGACCTAGCCGACGACACTGAAGACTGGGATAAAATATACGACGATATTGCCAGGCAATTGCTTAATGGCGAAGACTTGAATACCGATGCTGTTTATAATAAAACAGCTACGCAATTAATTTCCGCAATGAATAAAGGCCTCGGAGGAACTTCCTTCGATGACAATGACAGCCGTCTGGCTTTGCAAAACGCATTCAAAGCCAATTTAGAGCAATTCAGCTATGCTAAAACCTTAACGCAATTTCATTTGTTCAAGGATTCGATGTTTAACGACAAAGGACAAATTCAATCCTTTGCCACGGTAAAAAAAGCCGTTGCCGACATAGGCGAAGTATTCAATAAAAACTATCTCGCAGCCGAACACCAATTCGTTACCCAATCCGCAATTATGTCGCATAAATGGGACACATTGGATTCGGAATATTTAGAATTTACCACCGTTGGAGATAGTCGAGTGCGACCAGAACACAAGATTTTTGACAAGTTCACGGCTCTTAAAACTGATCCTATTTGGAGACGGTTGTACACGCCATTGGATTGGGGTTGTCGTTGTACTGTTATTCCTGGCATAAGTAAAAATATAAGTAAGGAATATGACAGCGAATGGGCAAACAAGATGGTTGACCCCTTGATAAAAGGAACGATATTCGATAACAATGTGGGGATTAGCAAAGTGATATTTACGGACAAACACCCTTATTTTAAAGAGACCGTAGCGAAAAATGATAGTTATGATTATGGTATTAGTTCTAGTAAGATTGAAGCCAATAAACCACTAAAAGAACAACGGATTGAAATTAGAGATTGGGTAAAAGAAAATATTATAGGTAAAACCATAAATCATCCTAATATTGAAAATCCAATTCATTTTACCGTTACTGGTATAAAAGAAGCTTTAAATCAACCGCATAAGTTTATTGTAGAGAAGAATGAAGCTATTAGAACAATTAAAAAGAGAATCAAAGAAGCAGAATTCATAAAAACCGTTAAAGATAGTAAGGGGAGAGAAATTGAGTATCATTACTTAAAAACAAGTATAAATAACGAGGATTCATTTATTGTCATAAAAATGGAAGCTAATAGAAATTCGTTCTACTCAATAGTAGATAAATTAAAATAGCCCTACCAGTGTGGAGAAGGATATGCAATCCAACGCACTAGTAAGACTATTTCAATACAAATATACAAAACTTTTTAATATGTCACCCGAAGAGTTCGAAAAAAACCTAAATACCAAAGCATCAGTCATAAAAAACTATGCAATGACTCGCTTTCCATCGACAGCGGGAAACATTGCTTTGCGATTTATCAATGGTAATTTTAGAGCTGGAGGGTTTCAAGGACAAACTTTTGAACGTTGGAAAAAAGGGAAAAAGAAGTCAGGCACAACCCTTGTAAAAGATGGCTACTTGCGAGGAGGTAATTATTACACTACACAACCGGGGCAAACGA